ATAAAAATTTTACAATTATGAATGAATATACTATAATAGGACATTCTACCAATCATGTAATTTATTTTATAATAAAACCACAATTTAACGAATTAAATTTTAATAATATAATGTGTGAGTCAATATTAAATAATTTTATGATATTAAACTGCACCCCTGATTATGAAAATAATTATAAAAGATATATTAATAAAAAAATATTTACTTGCATTTTAACATTAGATTCAGTAGAACCAATATTTTATGAATTAAATATAGATAAAAATGATATATTAATGAAACAATCTATACAAAAATATTTACTAACAACATATACCGAACATCATGAACTAATATACAAATTTTATAAATATTGTTATAAAAATAAACCAAAAAATAAAAATAGTATAAATTATACTATGGAAGAATTAAATAAATATGAAAAACTGCCTCAATATATATCAGATTACTTTTACGATATTAGTAAAGAATTAGAAATATGTGGAAATGATAAAATTAAAATAGAGCGTGTAATGGTTAAAGTAAATGATAAGGAATTATTTATTAATAATTTGAATAAATACCTTGAAAAGAATGTTGATATATTTTTAGAAATGAATGAAGATGAAGTTATAGATTATTAAATGTATAAATATGCGTTCTAATATATTGTCCTTTTTCGGTAAATTGAAAATCTTTGCTTTTTATGTTATATTTTGTTTTCAATAAATGTTTTATTATAGACAACCAAGGACGTTTTATTTTACTTGGTTCTCCTACTGCTTTAATTCCATTAAATGAAAACCATTTCCTTATTTCAGGTATTAATTCCATTATTTGTTTCTGTATTTCTTCATTTTTATCTAATTCATAAAGCGTATATGTATTCTTATTTTCCAAATCTAAAATGGTTATAATTTTGTCTATATATTCGTCTTGTTCTTTTTTATATAATTCACTTTTCAATCGCATACCAGTTATATACTTAAACCATCTAATTTTAAGTATATTATTTACAGAAAAAATATAGAAATTCTTCAAAGGTGCGGTTTTAAATCTTCAAGGGTGTAAATGTTGAATTTGGGTCATTCTTATATACAATTGGAGGTTTGTGTTTGATTTCCATTGGATAATATGACGTCGATAGGTTGGATTGCGTGGGTCGACGCCTTGAAACTCCATGAGCCACTACAGGCTCGTTATAATCGTCAGTCATAGAGCAACTCGTATCTATAAATATAACTTCAATTTCGTCATACTGATTAGCGACCTCTTTGTCGGCAGTAACTATTTTAATTACCTCAATGATCGCATTTTTAGCGTAAATATTGTTATTTTTAAATACGTGAAAATTAGATTTTACTAAATCGTTAAGTTTATACTCAATAATACACGTTGATTTGTTTGCAATATCAACTGGGTCAATGCCGTATTTTTCCAGAATTGGAAACATATATGAAAAACCGGTTGTCCATTCATCCGATGTAAACCCCGGAAACCATTTTACTTGCAAATCTTTCACATTTCGTTTAGTTGGTATTATTTGAGTATTACCTACGTCGTCTCCAGTTGGTTTAATATGGATGTATTTACTCTCGTCTTCAATTTGCCTAATAACATTATTGCGTTCATTCGTAAATCCAGTGTCACGGTATAGATTGGCGATTGTGCGTTTGGCTTTTAGTGCTGGCGATAGTATATTCTGACCCATAGCAAGTGAACTGTTGGATATTAAGAATTGCATGTGGCGTTTGATTTCTTTAGCTGACATATTAATTTTAGGGTGTAATTCAAATAACCTATCTTGTTTAACAAATCGTAATTGCGGAAAGCTAGTCACCACGTTGCAAACGCGAGTCGAAATTACATTTAATTTGGATATAACAGTAGAATTGGATATAACAGTAGAATCAATAAATTTTTCCCACGTATGCGGGTCAGGCGATGAGCTTAATTCCCCGTGTCCGTTCATAGTAATGCAAATTTTAAGAATTTTTTTAGAAGGCGCAGATAAGGTGAGGCGACGGGTTGATTGGTTTGTTCGGTGACGGATTGATTGGGTTGTTCGGCGAGACAAGTTTATATTTGGATCGGATAATATATCAGCATAATCTGTTCGCACTTGGTTTGGATTATCAACCTTGTTCATATACGTATAAAATTGCTTAAATGTTATTTTTTCGTTTGACCCAATTCTTTGCGGATGGTACTGACCACTATAATCGCCCATTAACACATGCAGCCACCTCGAATTGTTTTCTACTGTTCCTACTTTAGGTTTCATTTCGTATATTCGTCGACATTCACCTATGGTTAATGGTCGATTTTCGTCTATAGTTAATGATTTACTCATATATATTACGATTTAAAAAAAATTGAAATAAAATATGGGATTATAACTACGATAAAAAATGACACAATCCGAATTTCGATTTACATTCAAATTGGCATATACTTGTTCTATACGTCAATATTCGTTTTCATCCCAAATAACTATGCGTGAATTTATCGAATCCGCAACGCAGCAATTTGCGCACGATACTCTCACCGAGCATCCAATTGAAGTTGTGGAAGCGGGACACGGCGAAACAGCCGATGCATTGGCGCCGTCAGAAGAGGCATTATATACGTATGTAAATGGCCGCAACCTTGCGTTTTATATAAGATTCGTAGGGCTACACGAAGGGTGCGTGGTATGCAATATACCAAATGCAATACGAGTCCAATATTATCAATGCGAACACGATAATTTATGTATGGAGTGCCACGTTCGATGCTTGCGAGCAAATACCCTAACTTGTCCGATTTGCAGGTCAATTTAATATAATGTATTATATGGAAGTTCACGCAAATACAATAAAAAAATGGTATAAAAAGCAAAGACATCGCCGTTATAAACGAATTTCATTACTTATTGAGACGCACGGTACTGAATTAGACACTGATATACACCATACAAATAATATTAGAATATTGAGCATCGCGGGAGAATACGGATGTTTGAATGTGTCTGTGTTGGATTCCGACGCGTTTTCGGTTGAATCTTCATTTAGCATAATTCAGGATATATTTGCGAAAAAATCAAATACATATGATGCATTGACCGAAGCCGCCAACGTATTGCGTGAACCTGCGGTCGAAGCCATACGGACTGGATTAACAAAAACGGATGGAGAAAGTGCACGTAATATTGAACGCATGATGAGTGCCGTGGAAAATAATACGGTTTGTCAAATATATAGTCCTGTAAAAAACAAAAAATATTCAGTATCCGTTGACATAACGCCCAACACGAAAGAGATTCTACAAACGGTTGATGTAATTGATACAATGCCCGAGGTCGACCTTGAACACGTTTCACCAGATATTATAACATTTGTAAACAAGTTTAAGCACGAGTTTGAAACATATACGAAGTTAAGTGGTATATTTATTATACAATCAGATTCCCGTGTTCAGTCTGAAAATATAATGAGCATTGAGTTTTTGACGAAATTAAAAGATGAAACAATGTCACGGGTTGACGACCCATTATTGCAAGAATATCTTGATATATTTTTTTCTAATATTTTAGATAGAGTAGTTAAACATGAAACAACGAGTCCATTTTTAAATAAAATGCACAACATAATTAACAAGTTGGTTACGCATTTATTTATGAACGAAATCACATTAATTTGTTTATTTACACAAGATATAGATTTAGTCACAACCGCCGAGTTTGAAACGTATCAAGACGTATGCTTTGCAATAGAGTCAGACGATTTTGCATTAGCCAAATCATTATTGTCAGTGGACTTTATGTCAGACGAGGATTTTACTGAACATATTCAGGGTTTATATACACCGAATAAATTATGTACTTTCTTTCAAATGCAAGATTTGTTAATTAATATGGTCGACCGCAGTTGTCGTTTAGTAAATAGTGATGACATTGCGGACGTGATTCGCATTGAACGCGAAAGTAAGAGTAAACATTATAAGGCAAAAGGCAAAACGAAAGGCAGAACAAAAGGTAGAACAAAAGGTAGAACAAAAGGCAATAAATCACACCGATTCAAATAATTGTTTGGCGGTTTCATTCAGGGTTTCATTCAGGGTTTCTTTGACTTCTTTTTCGGCTTTATGTATTTTTTTAATATTTTGACGTTGTAAGTAATATAACGCAAGGTCAGGCGCATTCGAGATTTGATTCATAACTGAATTATAATGCACTGATGATATAAATGCACCATCGTATTTAATACTATACCACCAAAATGGAGGGATATATAATACAGTTCCCGCTTTCACATTGAATTCCAAAAAACGAACTTTAGGTAGGTCATCTTTCCACACATTAACCGACGAACGGAAATCATATCGCTCGTAATCTTTGACGTGGTTCACATATTTCCCCGTTTTCCAAGGACTCATTTTAACTTGTATTGCGCCAGATATAACACACATAAATTGGCGATAATGTGTATGATAACGGAATGGCGTAGTTGCGCCTTTGGACCCGAATACTAAATCATATTTGGTATTCACGATAAATGAGGGTTTCAAAGAATCGCCAAGATAGTCGTATATATGAGCCAATCCAGTTTCTTCTAAAAACTCGGCATTGTTTTCCGAAAAATAATGCGAATTTACATCGGATTCCATCAACGATTTGCCGCTTTGAAATGGCAACGCAATCGCGTCCAAATCATTCAAATCATTGACATTTATATCATAAGAACCATAATGTTCGTGAATGGCGTTCATCTTTTCAAAGAAAATGGGACATACTGACCTGAACTCGAATAATATGGGTTGTTTTATATCGCATACTTCTTGTAATTGTGGATTATCAATGTAATCCATTTCATATATTTCTAAATCTTCGCCTTTTTTATATTGAGCCGTAATATAAATATAAAAAAACAGGATAATCCCGAAAATAATCAAAGTATTTAACATAATATCTGGTCATTCAATTAAAGATGTAATTAAACTAATCCAACATTTTCGGTGCTAAATAAAACGTCATCTTTATATTGTCTTCGCCCAACGAATATATAAGTTTCATCGGGAAATCGGTCTTGATTTTTATTTCGATTTCGCTGGCTAATTTATTATACATACAAACGCTATGTAACGAATTCAAAGAAAACGATAATTTTAATTCGTCGCCTTCATCGATTGCAAATGCGGTTAAATCGTCGATTTTAATTTCTACAAACATTTTCCCCATAGTTTGACTTTGTGAATATAACATAATCTTGTCTTCAGAACACTGCAAATCCATTGTATCGCCGAACATCTTTAATTGATTCACTATACTCGCAAAATTAGTGGAAGGTAATGAAAACTCGGCTTGATACTCGATTTGTGGAATATCCATCATT